GCTAGTGCAGCAGATTCATCTGTAGTAAGCTATTATGAGGTAACAGTAAATAAAGGATGATATGGCACTAGGTAACGGTAACTACAGCAGCGGTAACAAAGGTTCTAACTTTAACTTTCAGTTGAAAGTGTTACAGGCATTACAAAGAATTTTAAACGCTATTAATAACTAATATGGATATTATAAACTGGGTATACCTACTCAAAAACAAACTAGTAAAAAAGACAGTACAAGATCCTGAGAAAGACTTAGTCATTCTTGGTAATAATGTATCATACGTAAAACGCGGAGACAAGTACCAGTCTTATGGTATGACCGTAAAAGATTTTGCGGAATATGTAAATGAATCTATAGCGGGTAACTGCCCTATTACTATGAGTTTTAAGCCTGGTTCAATAGGTGAGAAGGTTTCATTTAGAAAAGAGTCAGGTACTGACCCTTATGATACCAGAGATATTATTATCCCAGGTTTATTAGAAATTACTCGTAGTGATAATGGTGGGGGTATTTATAACATTGCTCAAGAAAGTAATTTTAATGGTAGTGTATCACCTGCTAATACCGAATGGACTACCCAATACCTGGACCCTGCTAACACAGGATGGACACCACTATGGGATCTTACTAGTAGAACATATGATACTTGGAGAAATGCTATTGAAAATCCATCTGATTCTGCACCACCAATGTATGTTGGGCTTCCAGCTGTTATGAAATATGATGACGGTAATATTACAAAGTATTACCTTATCATGTTTACAGAATGGGGTGTAGGTGATAACAATGAATATGGTTTTGCATATGACCGTTATGAGATTCTAGATAGCGTATTCTTTGAGCAACCTAGTGCAGATAACACTAATACACCTCAAGTAATAGACATCGTATCAGATGGTGTGCATATAACTAGATCCTATGAAGGTGGTTCATTGTATAATCCATTATTTGAACCTTACAGTAACAATGGAGTATCTCCTGCAAACACAAGATGGAATAGTGAATTTACAGATTCAAGAATAGGATACTCAGGATTTAGCGATTTAAGTAATCTTGAGTCTCGTATATATACTTCTTTTGTACATGCGTTAAATGAACAAGTTGGTAATAATCTGCCAGGTACAGACCTTATCATGCATGACGTTACCACAGATCTTTACTATAAAGTAGTATTTGATGAATGGGCACAAGGATGTGGTGGTGATAATCTAGGAGCTGTTCAAAGTTCTATGATCTTTAATTCTGGTTCAGGATATCCAAATGGAGGTTATTACAACGTAACCTGCACCGGAGGGTCTGGTACAAATCTAGATATCAGTATTTTCGTTTCCGATGGTGTTCCTACTAACTTTAGTTTTAATAACAATGGTCAAAACTACCAAGTAGGTGATCTTATTACTTTAACTTATCCTGGTGTAACGGATCCTACAGTTATTACAGTAACAGAAATTTGTTCAATGGGTGGATTTGCTTACACAAGAACTGTAATCCCACAATCATGTGGAGTTAAGTTTGCGGATGGTACCATCATGAATACTGCAGTAACAGCAGGTGGTGCAGCAGGTACAGAAATGAACTATGTGCAAGGTATTCTGTCACCAGAAGTAGAAAGTGATTTTATAGCACTACCTGATACTATTACAGATGATGGTGGTACCACCTATAAGACTTATAAACTAGGTGGTATTGCAAAGTTTGGCGCTCCAGGTACAAGTGCATATTCATACCTAATTGGTGTGATATCAGGAGATAGTAATCTTAATATGATCAATGACGCTAGCGTAATAGGTTCAGATTCTATAACTACGTTTAATCGAGTATCTGGTAAGTTTGCAGTAAACGCTTTAGTAAGAGATCAAAGTACAGGAGTTGCTATACCGCTTACATTTGCAACTATTGTGCTTGATAATACTATTGCTGGTTCTAATGATTACTTTGTATCTATCGTAGCAACTGCTGGTGCATCTTGGTCAGGTACAGCATATATAGATATTGAATTTATGTCTAACCAAACATTAGCTTACTATAACTAATAAAACTTAAACATATGTCATTAAGAAAAGGAACTTTAGAACAATACTATAATAGCCCAGAGGGTATACCATCTGCGGGTTGTAAAAAGGGTGATACAAATTGTTACCAAAATACCGTACAACCTCGTACAGAGGCTAGATTAGAAATTTATTTAGACGCATTATAATAATATAAAGTATGTCACTAGGAAACGGTAACCCAAAAGAGGGAGATAAAGGCTCTAACTTTAATTATGAACTCAAGGTCTTACAAGGCCTTGAGTCTATTGCCGTTGCACTAGAGAATCAACCTACTAGTACTAACTACGGGTTATATGCAGCTACTGCAAATAGCGGAACTATAACTAATACCACAATTCCAGGATCATTAGTTGGTGCTGGGGTAGGTACATTATCAGTTCCAGCAAATGGATTTAAGGTAGGTGATTCATTCCATTTAAACATGATGGGTCATATAACTTGCATAAATAATGCACAGTTAGCAATAACCCTTAACTCTGGTTCTGCTATATTAGGAACAACTGGTTTTATAACCTTAGCAGCAGCTACTAATAAACACTGGGATCTTAATGTGGACTTTACTATACGTGCTCTAGGACCAGCTGGTACCGCTTCAATTGCAGTAGGTGGTATGTTTAACTACAGTAAAAATGCAGCAAATATCTTTGAAGGTAGTAACTTTATAGAGATAAACAATACAACATTTCAAACTACTGCACCAAACATCCTATCTATAAATGCACAATGGTTTGCAGCAAATGCTGGTAACAGTGTTTATAGTCAGGTGTGCACATTAAATAAAATATACTAATATGAGTTTAGGTAACGGAAATCCTAAAGAGGGAGACAAAGGTTCAAACTTTAACTATGAGTTGAAGGTATTACAAGGACTGGAAGCTATTGCTGTTGCATTAGAAAATCCATCTACCCAAATATTTACAAATACTGCGGGAACTACAACAGGTGCTGGTATTTTAATAAGCAACTCTCTATTAATACCTGCAAACACAATAACAAACCCTAGCGCTATAGAGTTTATAGCTAAGTTCTATAGAGTATCTGGTACTACAGCTACCATTAACAGCTATCTGTTTACTAATACTACTAACTCTATAGTTGGTGCGTCATTGTTAGCAACAGGTGGCGCTATTACTACGGGTGTTCAAATGGGAACATTAGCACGTACTATGAACTATGTAGGAGGAGTTATTAAAACATTAAGTTCAGCTAGTTTATTTGCATCAGATTATACAGCTCAGCCTATATCTTTTGTTGCATTTAATCCCGCTGTAGATAACTACTTTATGTTTGTTAATGCTGTTTCAGCAGGTGATACAGCAGTTTGTCAGTCTTACAGAGTAACAATTTACTAATATGATAACCTTACACATAACCAAAGCAAGTAACGGATTCAGTGTTGAAGAGACTAAAGAAGTTTATACTTTTCAATCCTACATTATAGATGAAGCAGGTACCGAAGTACAGAATCAAGTATTGAATAGTACTACCGCTTTAGTAGGTACAGATAAAGGTGTTATTCTTTTAAACACAGATTGCTCTATAGACACTGTTACCTACGCCACAATAGAAGAATTTTTAACAGCTTTATACGCTGTATAATGCTGAAAATCAGCAATAATTTTGTATATTATATCTATATATATTTAAGTTATGGGATCAGCGGAAACATGGATGTTTAGCACTAAAGATGTTATCTGGATAGTGATGACAATAGGCTCAGGATTATCAGCGTATTTTGCACTGAAACAAGAGCTAGGAAAGCTAAAAGGGAAGGTAGATAAACTAGTAGGTGATATGGAATCTTTGGAGACTGACCTCACTCACAAGGAAGAAACTATTTATAACCGCATGGAAGCACTAAAAGAAGACCAGAAAGCTGCTCATGAGAAGCTTGATCTGAAAATGGATAACTTGACTACTCACATGACGCAGTTAAGCACTAACATTGCAGAGCTTACTGGATATATCAAGGCAAAGAAGGAAGACGCTAAAAAGTCTTAATTCTATATTAGTTAATATGATTTAGGTTAAGATACCTGGGCAAACGTGCCTGGGTATTTTTTTGCATAAACATTTGGAGTTTAAACTTTTTATCATATATTTGTGTAAACCTAAATATTTAAAAGTTATGGAAAACCAACAAAGAGAATTTACAGATGCTGAAATTCAAGAGAAGAAAGCTGAGATGATTAGCTTTTTTAAAGAACAATCTGAGATCCTTGAAGTACAAAAAAACTACGAAACTCTTTTAACTGAGATTGAGGAGTTACGTGCTAGACGTGCAATGGCTAATATGCGTATTGCTCAGATCATGGCACCGCCTCCAGAAACCGATGAGGAGAGTGAAGAAAAACCAACAAAATCAAGAACTCTTAAAAAGGATAAGTAAGCAATGGCTATAGTAAATCAAGTACAGAAAAAAGTAAGGATGGATCTTTGGGAATGTGTCAAAGTCCAATTCCTTGTGCATTGTTTTATAAAAAACATAAAAATTTCCGATCTTGATTTAAGCTGTTTGTCTATGCTTGCTATTCAAGGAGAAACAGATTTAACAGATTTTTGTAACACTGCAGCCGATAACAACATCTTCGGCTGCAGTCAATCTGTTAGAAATGCGGTAGCAAAAGCTGAAAGAAAAGGCTTAATTGAGTTTGTCAAAGTTGGCAAAAGCCGGAAAAAAATTAAAGTTTCTAAAGACATTGTAATTCAGACCAGTGGTAATATATTACTTGACTATAAATTTATAAGAATTGAACCCCAAGAAAGCGAAGCAGTTAAGTAATATTACAGCAAAAGAGCTTAGCCAAGATCAAGAACTTGTAGATGATGTTCTAGATTTTTACTGGTTAAAGGTTAGAAAAATGCTAGGTAATATAGATTATCCTTATATAAGACTCCCTAATCTAGGAACTTTCAGCATTAGATATAACAACCTACTTAGAAAAATCAAGTTTATAGAAAAGTCCCTTGAGCAACCAGCACCTAGTTCTTTTGTAAAGTATACAATATACAATACACTAAAAGAAAAAATTGTAAGGTATCGCGAGGCACAACAAGTGATTGAGGAATATATAACCAAAAAAAACCAACACAACAATGCTAAGAAAAATAAGAAAAATCTGGGAGAATAAGTGGCTTATACTAGAAGGTGTATTTAACTACTACTTCACTAGAAAAAAAATCAAGCGCGTTGCAATGTGGCGTATGGAGATTTGTGAGTCTTGTCCTCTTATAGATTTAAAAGGCTCTAAATGTGAAGTACCAGGTACTCAACCATGCTGTAGTGATTGCGGTTGTTCTCTAGCATATAAAACACACAGTATGTCTTCAGCTTGCCCACATGGAAGATGGTTTGCTGTAATGAGTGAAGAAGAGGAAGATGAACTTAATGCTAAATTAGAAAATCATGGCGATAGTATTTAAACCCGAGACTCACAGTTACACTAGCATTGATCCTAATGAGAGTATCACATGGACTAGTGTGACTAGTGTTATATCTAAATTCAAGAAACCATTTGATGCTGATATTATAGCTGAGAAGTCTGCTAAAAATAAAAAGAGTAAATGGTATGGTATGAGTCCTGATGAAATCAAAGAGGCCTGGAAAAATGAATCTCAAAAAGCAACTAACTTAGGTACATGGTATCATAACCAAAGAGAAACAGCTTATACATCATGTAACACTATAGAAAAAGAGGGATGTGTTATTTCTATTTTTAAACCTATTGAAAGTGACGGTATTAAAAAAGCTCCAGAACAAAAACTACAAGAAGGTATCTATCCTGAACATATGATGTATCTTAAGAGTGTAGGTTTGTGTGGACAAGCCGATAGAGTAGAGGTGATAAATGGATATGTCAACATCTATGATTATAAAACTAATAAAGAAATTAAAACTGCCGGTTACACTAACTGGGAAGGAATTACTGATAAGATGCTTGCTCCAGTCAATCATTTGGATGACTGTAATCTTAATCATTATTCTTTGCAGTTAAGTTTGTACATGTACATGATTCTTAAACACAATCCCAAGCTTAAGCCAGGGAAAATGATTATAGAGCATATTGTGTTTGAGGAAGCCGGTAAAGATGCTTATGATAACAGAGTTGTTTTATATGACGAGATGGGGGAGCCTGTTGTAAATAATATTATTGAATACCCGGTACCGTATCTAAAAACAGAAGTAATCAGCCTTATAAATAATCTAAAACAGAATGGCTAAGTTAAATGAGAATATAGAGTTATTTAAATGCTATGTAAGGGCGTCGCATTTTACAAAAGATGATGCTGATAAAGATACTTATCATAGAGCATATGCATTTGGTATACAGTCTATAGCAGGTAAAATACTTACCTTTCATGTAATGACTGATTATGGAATGCTTAGATCAAGAGTTCCTATTTCAGAGATTTATATAGACATACCTAAAAATGATATCCCATTTCACTTTAAGCAGTTATGGGATTGCTTCTCAGAAAATGTATCAGTAATTATATATGAGTATCTCTATGAAAAAAGGTGTGAGGTAGTATTAAAAGACGGATCTAAAGTATGGGCTACATATTTAATGACTGTTGACTGGTACAGAAATCCTTATTCAGATGAACCTTCAGACTATAAGTGCGGGCATTTACTAATTGCTGATGATGGTTATTTGCTTTGCCAGCCTAATAACAGAATATACTGGAGAGATTCTAACTGGATCACAAAGAAATTTCCTGTAGACCCATCTACATTTAAGGTAGATACTCATATGGACTCTGTAGAAACACAATCTGATAAATGGGTGTCTGAGGATTCTAATAGCTATTATTACGAGATAAAAGAAATAAAAAATGATTGTTAAACTATTTGATATACAGAATGGTGTAGTGGTGCCTACTGAGCACTGCTACACTTTAGTAACTCTTAAGAAGATTATGGATGAATATCCTGAAGATCATCTAAAAATATATCAGTATTTGTTTTATATGACCTGCCCTAATCCAGACTTAAATCCTTTCTTTAATCTTGCAGAAGATGCCAAAGAAGAACTTATATTAGCAGAAATAAATGCAGAGTTCAGCCCAGAAGATGATGGTATCCCAGGTGCTCTAGAACTTTGTAAACAATTATATGAAACCCCGACCATGAGGGCGTATAATGGTATTAAGCAAATGCTTGACCGTTTAGCAAACTACATGGCCACAACAAGTATCACAGATGGAAGAGACGGTAACATCACAGCGCTTACAAACACAGCAGCAAAATTCCAGCAAATCCGCGAAGCCTACAAAGGCGCGTACAAAGACCTCCAGGAAGAGCAGGCGAGCCGTGCTCGAGGCGGGGCGGGGCTCGCATATGACCAAATGTGATTATCTTTATGATTACTTGTTACACTATAACATCTTTCAAGAAAAATGGTATGCTGTCCGTAGAGAGGATGTTGAATCTTATCTTAATGGACAAGCAAAACCTAGAGGTTTTAAAGAACTAAAAGACTTACTACATAGTCTAAAAAAGAAGCATGCTAAAAGAATATAATATAGAAATTCCTACATGGGAAAATGGAGAGTGGTTAGTGACTACTTTTCCTACTCGTAATGATTTTAAGGAATTTGTAGAAGGTATATTTAAAGAGCCTGGTCAATACCAATTTGATGATGTCAGCAAAATGTTCAATGAGCAAGCTAGGATATTTAATGATATTGGATTTTACTGTAAAGCGCCTCAAGGAACTAAAGACTTTATTATTTATTGGAATGACCAAAAGAATAAATGTAAAGTAGGTGCTATTTATAAAAACAATGGTAATGCGTGGTACATACCCCGCGATTACTATATGTGGTTAAACTTCCTACCGATATTTAACAAGGAGACTCAAAGGTTTGGTTTTGCTGATGTACGTGATGCACAATATCACATGGCACTATATGAGATACTTGCAGAATTAAACTATAAACATTCTGCAATATTAAAGAAACGTCAAATTGCATCTAGCTATTTTCATGCTGGTAAACTTATTAATCAAATATGGTTTGAGGAAGGTATTACTCTTAAGATGGGCGCTAGCCTTAAAGACTATATCAATGAGAAAGGTACTTGGAAATTCTTAAATGAATACGAGGCTTTCTTAAATAAACATACAGCATGGTACCGCCCTATGAACCCTAATAAGGTTATGATGTGGCAGCAGAAGATTGAAACTGTAGATCCACTAAGCAAGCGTAAATCGGAAGTAGGTCTCAAAGGCGTAATGCAAGGGATGTCTTTTGAAAAAGATCCGACTAACGGGGTAGGGGGACCATGCAAATACTTCTTCCATGAGGAAGCTGGTATTGCTCCTAAGATGGATACAACATTTGAGTATATCCGCCCTGCTATGAAATCAGGTTTTATGACTACAGGAATGTTTATTGCTGCAGGATCTGTAGGAGATTTATCTCAATGTGAGCCTTTAAAGAAGATGATTACGCGCCCGGACGCGAATGATATATACTCAGTAGAGTCTAACTTAATAGATGAAACTGGCCAAATAGGTAAAACAGGTTTATTTATTCCTGAGCAATGGTCAATGCCACCGTTTATTGATGAGTATGGTAATTCTAAAGTGGAAGAAGCATTAAAGGCATTAGATGA